GATTGGCACCTGGCAATAAATTAAATGTTCTTAACACGCGGCCAAAATTTGTATCTGAAATCTCTTCGATAGCCTTTTGCTTAACGTTGTTAACAATTCGATTGCCGATATTTCCTAAAAAGCTCATAATTACTCTCCTATGCTATTATTTAGTTGACTTTATAAACAGAGTATATTATAATATGTACAACATTCAGGAGCCCCTATGAGAAAAGTAAACTATCTTAACAATAAAGACTTGTTATTAGAAATTCACAGGTCAAAAACATCATTTTCTAGCTATGTTGACGACAGCTATAGCGAATACGACATAATTTTACCAAGTATAGACAAAATTAACATTAGAACTATTGCAGAAGCAAAAAGAAACAAAGCAAAACGCCTATCACAAGAAGACTACGCTCAAAGAAAAGAAGCAGGTGAACGTGTAAAGCAAGCAGATTGCGAAATTGATTACAAAAAAATTACAAAAGAAGAACTAATCTTTCGTATTATGACGTATGATCACATTCCTGACGAGCCTGGACGCAAGAAAAATCCAAAAACTGTAGCAGACAGTAAAGTAAAATTAAATTTTCCACCTTTTCAGCATTATAAATTTGATGAAAACGATAATTTAGTGTGTGTAGGCAAATCGCACTGGGAAGGCGGTATGGAAAACGGAAATTTTGCACTTAAAAAGGGACAGGCTACAGATAAACTTGCTCGTATGTGGATGAAACTGTGCGAAAGATACGCAACACGAGGAAACGTGAGAGGATATACTTACAATGACGAAATGCGAGGACAAGCAATACTACAACTTGCTCAAATTGGTCTACAGTTTGATGAAAGCAAGTCAAACAACCCGTTTGCTTACTACACAGCGGCAGTCACAAACTCATTTGTACGTATTATCAACATTGAAAAACGCAATCAAAACATTAGAGACGACATCCTTGAAATGAACGACTTAACTCCGAGCTATACAAGACAAGCACAAGGCGAATGGGAAGCATCAGTTAGACGCGAAAGCGAAAATAATGGTTGACCTTTGATAAAAACTAACGTATACTAGTGTAACTTAGTATGGAGAATACAATTTGTTTAAAAAAGCAGCAGTCTTTACAGATATCCATTTTGGTCTGAAAGGCAATAGTAGAACACATAACGACGACTGTGAAGAATTTGTAGATTGGTTTATCGAACAAGCTAAAGAAAATAATTGCGAAACTGCTATCTTCTGCGGAGATTGGCATCACAATCGTAATTCGCTTAATCTAACAACTATGGATGCAACTATCCGCAGTCTAGAAAAACTAGGCAAAGCATTTGACAAATTTTATATGTTTGTAGGCAATCACGACTTGTATTACAAGGACAAGCGTGATGTTGCTTCAACTATGTTTGGTAAACACATTGAAGGTGTTACTTTTGTAGACGAAATCTACGAAGAAGATGATGTAGCACTTGTTCCGTGGCTTGTAGGCGACGAATGGAAGAAGATTAGTAAAATTAAAGCCAAATATATGTTTGGACACTTTGAACTTCCGCACTTTTATATGAACGCAATGGTGCAAATGCCAGATCACGGCGACTTACAGCCTACACACTTTGAACATCAAGACTATGTATTCTCAGGACACTTCCATAAACGACAAGTACAAGGAAAGATTCACTACATAGGCAATGCAATGCCGCATAACTATGCAGATGCGTGGGATGATGAACGTGGTATGATGATCCTTGACAAAGAAAACGGCAAAGAGCCCGAGTACATTAACTGGTGGAACTGTCCTAAATACCGTACAACTACACTAAGCAAGTTACTTGATCCTGACTCAGACATTATTAAACCTAAAATGTACTTGCGAGTTACACTAGACTTGCCTATTAGTTACGAAGAAGCACAGTTCATTAAAGAAACTTACATTAGTACACACAACTGTCGCGAAATTACACTAATTCCACAAAAGCAAGTTGAAGAAATTACAACTGACTTAGACATTTCAGCATTTGAAAGTGTTGATGAAATTGTATCTAAAGAAATCACTGCAATCGATAGTGATAACTTTAACAAGAAGATGTTATTAGACATCTACAATGAGCTATAAATGATTAAAATTAAAGACCTTACAGTAAAAAACTTTATGAGCGTGGGTAATCAAACTCAGGCTGTAGACTTTAACAAAGAAAAACTGACTTTAGTGCTTGGCGAAAACTTAGATCAAGGAGGTGACGATTCTGGTAGTCGTAACGGTACAGGAAAAACAACCATTATCAATGCGTTGAGCTATGCCCTGTATGGCCAAGCACTAACTAACATCAAGCGAAACAATCTTATCAATAAAACTAATAGTAAAGGTATGGTTGTTTCGCTTGATTTTGAAAAAGATGGCGTCGACTATCGTATTGAACGCGGTCGTTCGCCAACTTTTTTAAAATTTTATGTTAATGATCAAGAACAAGAAGCTGAAGACGAGTCACAAGGCGACAGTCGCAAAACACAAGAAACAATAAACACACTGCTAGGTATGAGTCACGATATGTTTAAACATATTGTAGCACTTAATACATATTCTGAACCGTTTTTAGCAATGCGTACTAACGACCAACGTGTTATTATTGAACAGTTATTAGGTATTACAATACTATCTGAAAAGGCAGAAGCACTTAAAGAGCAAATTAGACAAACTAAAGAATCTATTACAACAGAGACTCTTAAGATTGACGCTATTAATACTGCTAACAATAGAATTGAAGAAACTATTCGCAGTCTACGCACTAAACAAAGTGCTTGGAATACTAAAAAGCAGCAAGATCTAAGCAAATTGCAGCAAGGTTTGGATGAATTAGAACATTTAGACATTGAAGTAGAGTTAGAAGCCCACGACAAATTAGCTAACTGGACTGAGCTAAACACTGCGATTACTGCACTAAACAAAGAAAAAAGTACACTAGATTCAGCACTGCTACAAGCAGACAAGCGTGTCAAAAAGGTAGAAAAAGACGTTTTAGAGCTAGATAATGCAATGTGTTATGCGTGTAATCAGCCGTTACACGAGGATAAAAAGCAAGAAATTTTGTCAGAAAAAGCAAAAGAACTTGAAGAAGCAATGGCTTATCAATCAGACGTTAATAGTAAACTAACAGAAGTTTTAAAAGGTCTTGAAGATATTGGCGACATTAACGGCAAGCCATCTACATTTTATGAAACTGCTAAAGAAGCATATGAGCATAGAAGCAACGTAGATAATTTAAAGTCGTCTGTGCTAAGTAAGAGTGAAGAATCTGACCCTTACGAAAGCCAAATAGAAGAACTTACACAAGAAGCTATTCAAGAAATTGACTGGACTCCGGTTAATGAGCTCACTAATCTTAAAGATCACCAAGAGTTCTTACTAAAACTGCTCACAAACAAAGATAGCTTTATTCGTAAAAAGATTATTGAGCAAAACCTTGCGTACTTAAACAATCGACTTACATACTATCTCGATAAGTTAGGTTTACCGCATCAGGTACTGTTCCAAAACGACTTAAATGTTGAAATTACACAGTTAGGTCAAGACTTAGACTTTGATAATCTAAGTAGAGGCGAACGAAACAGGCTTATTTTAGGCTTATCATTTGCATTCCGTGATGTTTGGGAGAGTTTATATCAAAATATCAACTTGTTGTTTATTGACGAGCTGATTGATAGTGGTATGGACACTGCTGGCGTTGAAAATTCACTAAGCGTACTTAAAAAGATGACTAGAGAACGTGACAAAAACATTTTCTTAATCTCACACAAGGACGAATTAGTAGGACGAGTAAATCACATACTAAAAGTTATTAAAGAAAATGGCTTTACAAGTTACGAGAACGATATTGACGTAGTAGAATGATTAAAGATGACACACACGACAAGTTAACAAAGGCTTATATGGAGTATTTTAAGGCTAACGAGGCATATATGTCTCGTAAGTCTCATCGTACACACTTAGCAAGTAGACGTTGGTTAAGAAAAATCCGCGAACTTGCTAAAGAACGTATGGATGAAATACATTCTGATTATCAAACCAAGAAACAGGCAGAAAAGCAAGGCAAATAATAAGTATCACTATGAAGTGGACTTATAAAGGCAATCCTATTGATGTAATACCAGACGAATACGAAGGCTTTGTTTACCTTATAACCAATCTTAAAACTGGGCAAAAGTATATAGGCAAGAAACTTGCAAAATTTAAAACTACTAAACCACCTCTTAAAGGCAAAAAGAATAAACGTAGAGGCTACAAAGAATCAGACTGGCGCGACTACTGGGGTAGTTCGGATAGACTGAATGCTGATGTAGCAGAATTAGGCCCAGAAAATTTCACAAGAGAAATCCTATACCTATGTAAAGGCAGGGGCGAAATGTCCTACATTGAGGCAAGAGAGCAATTTGACCGCCGTGTATTAGAGAGCGACGAGTATTACAATGGAATTATTAATGTTAGAGTTGGCGGGTCCGATAAATTGCGCAAGGCATTGCTAGAACATA